TCCCTGCTACGTGGAACGCTGAAGGCTTTGAAACTCGAGAAAATCACAAATTGAGTGCCAAAGACAAGGCAAACATAGCCGCAATGTATCCACACGAAGACGACAAGTGGGAAATAGACTCTTCCGGAAGCGACAGCGAAATAGATATGGAAGAGGACAGTGATGATGATTTGGACGACATGCAGGTAGGCTGTTTCAATCAGCTGACTCAGATGTTCAAAAAGGTGCAGCGCGCTTTTTTGCAATAAAGTTGCTATTTGCCTATTGGCGGCGCCGTAACTTTTTTTGCCAACAGATCCTTTGCGACCCCAAATGATCTTCGTGATATCGATAAGCGGACGAAGCGGCCAAGTTCTACTGTAATTTTTTTTGATCATCGCATCGCAGTTCATTGTTAAAATGCAATTGACAGGCGCGGCGGCAAAGGTTTCACAAATTATTTCAAATTGCTGTCGGGGTCACTGGCAAGTGACGCTTCGTACAATTGGCGCAATCGCTCTGACCAATCGACGTCGAGCACAATGTGTGTGCGTGCATTGTCTGAATCATTTTGAACAGAATGTGGTCGGCGCACGTTGGCAAACCAGAGTTCTCCCTCGGCCATGTGCCACGTTTTTTTGCCGACAGTCATTCGAACTTCTTTGTCGGACTGGACGACGATATGCAGCCTACAAACAGTTGCGAATGGGAATTTGTCCTGGTGTTTATCTATACAAGCAGCCGCGTCCAGTTTCATCGCTCTAATTTTGTAAACATTCGTTTGTAGATCTGTCACGATTTCCGACAGATAGGGACAACATGACATCAGGGGCGTATCTTTGAAAGCGTTTGCCGCCGATCGATAGTGCACACCAGAGTGCGTTACATGTTGCTCAGTGACGCCGCCGTGATGACTGCGCAGCGGTAAAGCGTACCAGTTTTTGCGTCGGCGACCAAACCATGCATGTTGCTGCAGCGCCGCGTTCAATTCGGCTTGCAACTTTTCGGCGTCCAATTGTTGCAGTAAACGTACGCCATTATGGCGATAGATTTGTGGCAAAGACTTTTCAGCCGACAGTGCGCTGTTTCGAAAAATTTTGCCACCTCTGCTCATAGCGGTTTGTTGATTTGACGCTGTGCAGTTGTGGTGGTTCTGCTATAGCGTAAACAAACGATTTGAAAAACTAGCAGATAATACAAAATAAAAATAATTTTTCATTTTTTTTCGCTTCTGCATTTGTTGCGCGGCAAAAGGATAATCTGGTACTTTCATAAACGTATAACATTTTGATGAGTGTAAAGCAGCCTATAGCACTAACAGATCAGGTCGACAGCTTTGGAAGGTCTTTTTTTGCGACCGCACCGGTGACTTTCGAAAACATCACCGGCTTGACAAATTTGCGCACTTTCGAATTGAAGAGTGCGATCGCTCAATGCGAATACAAAATTGGCTTGTTAGCCTACTTTGAGCGGATGCCAGACGCCGACAGACGGTGGATGCTTTTTCCACACTACGAAAATTTGAAGCAGTTCAATTCACAATATAGCAAAAACGTTGCACCAACAGACGAGGCAGAAAAAAGTCACTCTTACGGTGCCGCCATACCGCAGGAGCGTATCGTAGAACTTTTTGACCATCATTGTGAATATCGGCAGTTCCAAAAAATCTGTTCTGCCGCACCGTACATCGTGGTGCAATTGGAAAATATACTTCGCAACAACACAAACGGCATATTTGGCGTGTCAGACGATCTTGTCGAACTTGAAATCGCCAAACTCGGTAGAAATGGCAGCGAGGACAAAGTTTCGGTCAATTCTATGGACGACGCTTCCAGCGATGATGACGATTGTCAGGTGGGAACGTTCGGCACCAGAGTGACTGTTTTTGGCCACCAAAAAAGCCTTCTCACACTGTTCCAAGAGGATAACATAGTCGAAAGTGTGCGTAAAGCCGTTTTGACCGGACAGATTGCCGGCGACAGGACGAGCAGTGCCGGTGGTCCGAACAAATCGAAAAGAGATGATATTACAAAGTGTACAGATGTGCTGCAAGTGCTCGACAATTCATCTATCTTGGGTAACGCCACCAGACACGACAAACACAAAAAACCTTTCAACGTCCTGTATCAACCGCCTCTGCGCGAAGAGGGCAAGCTTTTTCCCAAGTTGTCGTACAGGCACAATTTTCGTTTTCAACTCTACGAATATCAACGACGTCTGCTCTATTGGATGATCGCCAGAGAACGCCAAACGATTTTTTTCGCTGCGTTTCCACCAGTTGATTTGCGCGAAGAAAAACTGAAGGATGATTCGATTGATTTAGACAGTGTGTGTGTGCCGGCCAAAATTCTGCTGCAGACAAGCACCCGGTATCCGGGAGGTTGCTTGCTGCCGGGACTATTTCTGAAAGGCAATGTTCGAGGAGACGCACTACGCAGCAACGACAGCGCATCTGCGCAGTTTTGCAATACCTTTTTCGAGTTTGTCCGCAACAGCACACACCAAGCACATGCTCTGGGATCTATTGCGAATCTGTTCTTCGACACAAACGCCGATTTGACAGGTCAAGGATCAGAAGACTATCTCCAGAAGCTTTTGAGTTGTCAGATACAAGAGACATCGGTGTCTACAGATGATGTTGTGTGCAATAGCATCGACCGCCAAAAGAGTTGCTTTGGAGACTGTGATGCAGTTGCGCACCAGCGTCAAGCGTTCCACAAATTCAATTGTGCTGCCGGCACGGACCAGTGTCCGAGCACGCTGTTGGCGCAGGCTTCGCTGCGGGGTGTAGATGTGCAAAACAGGGCGCAGAGTTTGGTGGGCGTCACAACGTCCAACCGCTTTGAGAGCGTGCTCAATCCTGCTCTTTTTCGCTGCGGCGTGTCGTGCGGTCGCACCGGATGTGGAAAAACCACGATGAAAATTGCGCTCATTCACGTGATGAAACAGTGGGAAGATGAGGTGCCAGATCGACTGCGTGACCGCTCTCACGGAGAACAAGCCACGACTTACGAAGCGCTCCTGCCAACTTGTCGCCGACCGCTCACATTGCACAGCAATATGATGACAAAGCGCCTAGCAAAAAGTCGACGTGCGCTGTACTATGCCAATTGCACACTTGTCATCTGTCCAGAACAAGTCGTCGAACAGTGGTTCATTGAGTTTGTCAAAACAATCGGCTGTGGCAAAGCACGGGAAAGGCCAAAAACTGGCAAAAATCGCAGCGTTCTGAATGGTGGCGTGTTTGGCGAAATTGTGGACGAACAAGACAAACTGCTGTTGCAAGTTGCTGTGGTTCGCGACATCCATGGTCTGCGTCAAGTGACGTTGGCTGACGTTGTGGAGCGAATCGATGTTCTAATTGTGCATCAGAATCTTTTCAAGTCGCCCAGCTACCGAAGCAACACCAAAAAACCACTCAATAGCGAATTTCTACGAGATTACAGGCGTTACGGTCGTCGCATTTCCGATCGACTTTTCGACAAGGCTGGCGACGACCAGTGGATTCAGGGCGCTGTCGCCTACGAAAGGAAATTTATTCAGAAAGCGGAGACAAAGTTGCAAGACCACATGCTTAGCGCGACTGATGTGGCCGGAACGCGAGCCGAGTACGATTTTGAGAGTATCCCAAAGCCGGGCTTCACGATGGGCAGGACATTGTTGCACGCGATACACTTCCGGCGCGCAATCATTGACGAGGCTCATCTGCTCAGTGCACACGTAACGGTCGTCGAGCGCGCAGTTGGCGCACTCAATGCCGATTTCTGGTGGTGTCTCACAGCTACGGCCAATTTTGACGTAACTGGCGCGATGCGGCGTACCGTCTTGAAAAACGAGGGCGGATACGGCAAGCTTCTGCACATTGACAACGACAACGAATCTAGGCGATATCTGGAAACACAGCATGCCTACCGATCGCGCTTTGTGCGCGAATGCTCGGCCACCACATCGTACGAAGCGCTGCCTCGCTTACTGATGCATCGAGTGCCAGTCACTATGTCCGCGGCAGAGATGGCGATTTACACTTCGTTGCGCAACGGTCGCAACAACCGTATGCGACAGCTGATGTTTTGTTCGCACCACATGCTCAACAATGCAGCTTGGGTCGAAAAAAATCTGAGCGCTGTCGCCTGCGATGACAACAAACGCGGCAACGGCGAACAGGCCAGTGTCGCGTCCAAGTTGATGTCGGTCGACGAAGTGGCCGCTCAGATGCAGAGTGCTCGCTTGGCCAAAATCAAAAAATGCAACAGCGAACTGATCGCAAAGCTGAACGATTTCTGTTCTGACTGGTTGAACATAATCGAAGTGGCACCTCAGTCGCTGATAGAAGTGGCTACGGCAGAAGTAGACGATGAACTGCGCTTTCAAACGTCACCGCCTGGTGCACCGGTGGCTGCAGATTGCAGCAATTCTATGCGAGTTGATGCAGAGCAACACGAAGAAGAGGCCGCCCCACAGCAAGCAAATGGGCCCACCGATCAGAACGCTGTCGACAATGTCTCGCTGGAACAGCTGCTGCAGGCAGAATGCACACGCGAAATTTCGATGTTGGAAGTGCATTCCTGGAAGCGTCGTCGAGACGTTCGGATTGCAATGGCACTGACTCGTCACGACGAACAGTTTTCGCGCCGTGGCATTTCTTTGCGCTCTCGTTACGCTCATGCAGAGAAAGAACTGACCAATCTTTTGCGGCAGCGAAGCAAAGTGGTCAAAGAGTACAGCTTTTTGCAAAATACGCTAAATCGCCTCAGCCATCCAGAAGAGTCCATTGACTGCCCAATCTGCCTCAGCGACGAGAACACACGAAACTCAATTGTGCTGACTGTCTGTGGACACGAATTTTGTTCGGAGTGTGCAAAAATGTTATTCAAAAGAAACGCAAGATGTGCCGTTTGTCGGCGTATGCTGCGGGTTCCAAGTGACTTACGCTTGGTCGACCGCTCCAGCGCGCACCAAGAAGAGCAACAGGCTGTGAAAGACAGCGACAACAGTACAACAGTTACACACAAATCTGCTGTCGAGCAGAAAAAGAGCGATGTGCGCGAAAAGTATGGCAGCAAATTGGCAGCATTGATCCAGCTGATTCGATCGGTGTTGCGACGTCAAGACTGCAAAAAGATCGTTCTCTTTGCGCAGTTTCAAAAACTGTTGTTGCTGATTGCCGACGTGCTGGTGGAGAATGGCATCGAGTTTGTCGTTGCCAGAGGCTCTATTCGCTCGTGTGAAAAGGCCTTTCGTGCATTTCGAAACGAAAAATCGGTGCGTATCATTCTGCTGGCCTCGGACAAGAGCATAAGCGGCGTTCATTTGGTTGAGGCAAATCATTTGATTGCTGTACACCCGACACTGTCTGCGCGCGGCACTTCTGAGGAGTACTCGATTCTTTGGCAAGCGATAGGGCGCATACGACGCTTGATGCAGCGCTCAGATTGCCATGTGTGGCAAATGTACACGCTGAACACTGTCGAAGAACAACTTTATCACGATCAGACGCATTTCGCGCGTCGCAAACAGGCCATGGACGTCGGCATTCAATGGCAGTCGAGCGACGCTGACAGCGGCTCGGTAGAGACACAGAGCACGGCTCAATCAGTTGCAGCTGGCGAGAATGACGCGCGCGAATCTACGAGACGAGAATTGATTCGCATGCTCAACAACAGGCTGCCGACCGACGGTCCCAGCAAACGAAAAGCAGAAACATTCACCAATCCAAAAGAAGATGATGAATTCGTTTCAGACGACAGCACTGCGGACGATTGGTCAGAAGAGTTGCCCAACTCAACTGCAACGACTTCGGGCAATGGTACAACTGCAGAGCGATTTGACGCTTGGTTGTCTAGTCGTAGCTATCGCAAGCGCAGAAAGTTGTAGTGTCGTTTTTCGGGCACAGACGTGCCACCAGGGACGGTAGAATTTTTCTAAAAAAAGTATAAAAAATAAAAAATAAAAAAGTCAAAAAGGCACCAAAAAACACTTCACAAAATTAAGAAGAATAATTTAATTTCATATGGGCAATGAAACATCCAATCCGCTGTCAGGTGTGCCGTCAGATTTTAAAAAAGGCGATACAGTTCGTGTGTTGAGCCCTCAAAAAAAAATCAAATCGGCGTTGTGTGTGGCGGTCTCGACGATAGTGTAAATGTATGTTTTTGCTTCAAAGACGATGGTCAGTTGGACTGGCTCTCCGTTCCTGCTCGTCTAATCGAGAAATTTCAATGCGAGAACGGTACCCAGAAGCCCCGAAAAATTTTACACCAGGCGTTGCAATCGGTGTGTCTGGCGCACCTGAAAGAAATCAAGCGTATCGGCGTTTTCATCGAATGTGCGTCTTTTGGCTCTTACATGCAAGTGCTTGAGTGCGGTCCGCGACCCAGCGATTTGACCGGCACTCATATCAAATGGACTGACGAAAAACACGCTTTACTTGGCAAAGTTGGCGTTGTCTTGTCCTACCAAACGGGAACTTACACCATTTGTTTCGGAGAACCGCACTATTGCGTCTTGAAATTCGACCAGCGGTGGGTCAAACCTTTCGACATGTCTGTCAAAATGCCTGTACGGTGGACAGAAAAGCTGCTCGCCACCCGCCACTGTGTCGAACAGGCGCAGGAAGATCTTTCTGGCCAGAATTCTGATCCGCTGCGGGATGATCTCTTCGAACTTCTGCAACAGATTGAACAATTGAGTGGCACTTGCTGTCAATTGAAGAATCAAGTGGAAGACTTTTGCCGGCAGCACGGTGCGACGCCAGAATTGTCGTCGACTGTCGCTTCGAAAACTGCGCAATAAACTCATTTGACTTGAACACGACAGCGACCACACTTTGCTCTGTCGTTGACAATCTTTCATTTGATGGGGGTGGAGCGATTCGATTCGACCGCAATGCGTTCGGTATCGAGTTTTTGCCATATTTGTATAGCATTGATCAATGCTCGACAAACGGTCACGTTGGCCGTCAAACATCCGCCACGCTGGCCAACAGGCTTACGCCACGATGCCACACTCGATCGGCACAATTGTCATCGGCTTTATTCTCAGTCGAAAAACAAAGCGTCCAGTGCATCGGCGTCTTTCTGTGTCGCTTTTTTTTGCTGCTTGGCTGTCATCAG